CTATATCTTCAAGACCTATTGAGTTAGAAAGGTTAGGATTTATTTTTTATAAAGGTGATAAAAGAAATGGTTCAAGAGTTATACGACATATAAAATATAAAGAAAGGGCTACCAATGAAACGCACTAAAGTATATACAGTTTGGGCTGAAGAATATGATTGGGGGATTCCTATGGAACATATAAAAACAACAAGCATTAGACAAGCGAGTAAAGTTCTTGCAAAGCTAGAAGAAGGTTATCCTCAATATCAGAAGCTTTGCATAACTGTACATTATAAAGAAGATGAGAAAAAAGAAAGTTATGATCTTTATGAGCTTTGTACTTGGACAGGCGAACTTACCTTAATAGAATAATAGAGGGTACAAATGAAACATACTAAAAGCAGACTAGAAAAGAAATTAGTTAAAGCTATAGATAAAATGTGTAAAGAATGTATTTATGATCCAGGCAATGGAAGCTGGCGTGAACAGGTAGAAAGATGTACAAGTTCTAAATGTCCACTCTATACACATCGCCCAACAACAGAGGAGAAAACTATATGATAGTACCTTATGCTAGATTTTATGAGAATAAATCTCGTAAGTATGTTAATGGTAGGAGGTATCGACTAGGTAATCCTAGTCATCCCTGCTATGATTATTATAAACAACATGGAATGTATAAGACTTTAGACTATATGAAAATTACTGGAGTAAATTCTTCTAAACATTCTCCTAGTAGACAAGGAGACTTAGCTGAATTTTATGCAGTCACTTGGCTGTGGGATCAAGGATATGAAGTGTTTCCAAATGCAGGTAGCACCGGCATGGTTGATATGATAGCGTGGAAACCTGAGACAAACGAAATTATTTTAATAGATGTTAAAACTACAAGAACTAAGAATATCCAAAGAGGTGCTGGTCTAAACAGAACAGCTATACAAAAAGAAAAAGGAGTACGAATATTAAACTATAATGCAGACAGTAGAGTATTATATTTAGTGAAGCATGGTTTCCCCGGCAGACCAACAAAGTTAATGAGGAATATAGATGAACAATTTAATAGAAGATATATATAAAGCATTAGAACCTTTATCTGATGGTAAAAGGATTGCTTTGTCCGAAGAAGACATAGAAGACTTTGGAGAAAACATAAAGAAAGTTATGTCTTCATGGGCTAACCCGGCTAAGAGAGATACTGAATTTTCTATAAGAATGTCTAATGTAGGTCTTCATCCTAGAAAACTTTGGTATGATTCTAAGTATAAATATACTGGAGAAAAAAATAAAATCAAACCTTCGACACAAATTAAATTTCTGTATGGTCATCTCTTGGAGGAATTAGTTTTATTGTTAGTAAAACTTTCAGGACATGATGTTACTTCTGAACAAAAAGAAGTAGTAGTAGACAGTGTATCAGGACATCTTGATTGTATAATTGATGATGAAGTTGTTGATATAAAAACTGCATCAGGCTTTGCTTTTTATAAATTTAAGAATGGTACTCTGCGTGAAGACGATCCCTTTGGTTATCTAGGACAACTTGCCGGGTACGAAGAATCTGAAGGTACAGATAATGGAGGGTTCTTAGTTATTAATAAAGAGAGTGGAGAACTTTGTCTTTATCAACCAGAAGATTTAGACAAGCCTAATATTATTAGTAAGATTAAAACAATAAAGAAATGTTTGAAAAAGAAATCTCCCCCTAAAGAATACTGTTACAATCCAATACCGGACGGGCAGAAAGGTAATGAAAAATTACATAAGAATTGTGGCTGGTGTCCTTATAAATTTAAATGCTTTAAAGATTCTAATGGCGGTAAAGGATTGAGAACTTTTGAATATGCTAAAGGAAATGCTTACTTGACAAAAGTAGTTATAGAGCCTAGAGTACCAGAGGTAACAGATGAACTCCAAGCTATGTAAAAAAATAAGGAAACAGGCCAGAGTTGTTTTAGTTGAGTGGTTTAAAACTCTCTTGCCTGAAGAACAAACTAAGGAAGTAACTCCAGATAATATAGAAAAATATTTATCTTCCCAAACACATTTCTTTGCTAACAATCAACTTCAATTGAGTGCCTACTCTTTGAAGTGGACTGAAAAGAAAATCAAATCTTTAATAAGGAGAACTAATATGGATATAACTTTAGTGAGGCTAGAACACATTGCAGAAAAACATTAGAAAAGGAACTCGAAAACCTAGAGTTAAAAGACCAGTAGAAAAGAATGTTCCTAAAAAGTATGATTCTAATTGGGAATATGATTTACATAATGGACTTTTAAAATCCTGGAACCATCACACAGAAGAAGTAGCTTATATAATTGAGCATGTATATGAGCCTGATTTTATAAAAACCGTGAATGAAAAACTAATTCTTCTAGAAGCTAAAGGAAGATTCTGGGACTTTGCAGAATATAGTAAATATATTTGGATAAAGAAAGTACTTCCTGAGAATACAGAATTAGTATTTTTATTTGCTAACCCTTCTTCTCCTATGCCGCAAGCTAAGAGAAGAAAAGACGGAACTAAAAGAAGTCACGGTGAATGGGCATCAGCAAATGGATTTACATGGTATAGTGAAGACTCTTTACCTGATGGCTGGGTAGATATGAAGTATAGAAAAGATAATACTTTAACAATTGAAAGTGATTAGGAGACAACATGAGTATAAATGACGCAACACCGGAGGAGTGGGATGAGGTTACTAGAAAATTAAGGAAAGAAAAAACATATGGAGATGATGTTGATAGTCCATTCCATTATAATAATGGTAGTGTAGAATGTATTGATGCTATTGAAGCTGCCTCAACCAAGGAAGAGTTTGAGGGTTATGTCCGTGCTAATGTATTAAAATATGTATGGAGATTTAGATATAAAGATAACATTAAAGATTTAAAAAAAGCAAGATGGTATCTCGATAAACTAATAGACAGTTTGATGAAGCCGGAGGAATAGAACAATGTGGGACAGAAAGGCTGAAAGGATTGAAAAATATTTAAAGAAAAAAAATAAATCCAAGGCTAAAGAACAGCGGAGAATTAACAAAAATGTAAAACGTGAAAGGAATAAAGATGATAATAGATGATGTAGGAATACAACCGTATTTAGGTATTCATATTGATTATGATAAAGAAGAAGTGTTGAATACTTTTACTAAAGAAACTTTAAAAGATAGATATTTATGGGAAGGAGAAACACATGCTCAACAAGCTTTTGCGCGTAGTAGTATTTTTGGTGCTACTTATCAGGGACATACTGATTTCAATCTTGCACAGAGGCTTTACGAATACTCTAGTAATAGTTGGTTTGGTTTCAGTACTCCTATACTTTCTAACGGGGGAACCAGCCGGGGCTTACCTATCAGTTGCTTTCTTAATTATGTTCCTGATTCAAGGGATGGTTTATCTGCTCATTATGATGAGAACATATGGCTTGCAAGCGGAGGTGGAGGCATTGGTGGATTTTGGGGAAGTGTTCGCAGTAACGGCGTGGATACTTCTAACGGTAGCCGCAGCACTGGTTCTATCCCTTTCATGCACGTAGTAGATTCTCAAATGCTTGCTTTCAATCAGGGAGTTACTAGGCGCGGAAGTTATGCGGCCTATTTAAATATAAGTCATCCTGAGATTGAAGAGTTTATAGGAATGAGAAAGACTACTGGTGGAGATTTAAATAGAAAATGTTTAAACCTACACAATGCTGTAAACATTACTAATGGATTTCTAGAAGCAGTAGCTAATGATGATGATTGGAGACTCATAGATCCTAAAACTAATACGGCAGTTAAGATAGTTTCTGCCAGAGACTTATGGTTTCAGCTTATACATACAAGAATGGAAACTGGAGAACCTTATATAGTTAATATTGATAATTGTAATGCGACATTGCCGGAAGAACAAAAGAAACTAGGGTTAGAAATAAAACAAAGTAATCTTTGTTCAGAAATAACCTTACCTACTAACGAAGAAAGGACAGCAGTATGCTGCTTGTCTAGTGTAAACTTAGAATACTTTGATGAATGGTCTACAGTAGATGAGTTTATTCCTGACCTTATTACAATGCTTGATAATGTTTTAGAACATTTTATTGACTCTGTAAAGGACACGGGCGGCTACTCTAAGGCTGCTTATTCTGCAATGAGAGAAAGGTCTGTAGGTTTAGGTGCTATGGGCTTTCATAGTTATCTTCAAAAGAATAGTATTCCTTTTGAAAGTATGTACGCATCCTCTTTTAATCATAGGGCTTTTACTTTAATAAAAGATAGAGCTTTAACTGCTACTAGAAAACTAGGAGAAGAAAGAGGAGAAGCTCCTGACATGAAGGGGAGCGGTAAAAGAAATGCACACCTTCTTGCAATAGCTCCTAATGCTTCTAGTTCTATTATATGTGGTGGAACTAGTCCTTCTGTAGAACCTTTCAGGGCTAATGTATATACACACAAAACATTAACAGGAAGCTTTAGAGTTAGAAATAAATATCTTAGTGATATTTTACTTAAACTTATTCCCGGAGCTAAAAAGAGAGAAGAAGTATGGAAAGATATTGAAGCTCATAATGGATCAGTACAACATCTGGATATATTAGATGATGACATAAAAGAAATATTTAAAACTGCCCCAGAAATAAATCAAATCTGGATTATTGAACATGCTAAAATGAGACAAGAACATATTTGTCAAAGTCAGAGTATAAATTTATTCTTTAAACCTCCGGCAATAGAATCAGAACAGGAAATACACGATGACTTTCTACAATATGTACATGATGTACACTGGGCCGGAGCGCACCAGCTAAAGTCTCTTTATTATTTACGGTCTGATTCTGCCAGAGAAACCGAGAATGTTAATATAAAAATACCTAGAATAAATTTAGAGGAAAGCGAATGTCTAAGTTGCGAGGGATAATGAAAATTATAGAAGTTAAATGGGAAGACGCATGGGTAGATACTATAGATATTTCAATATCTGAAGCTAAAAAGCTGAAGCCTGTTATAAGAACTACTGTTGGTTGGAGAATTTCTGAGAATAAGGAAGGAATTATCTTGGCAACAGATTATTTTAATGATGATAAGAAACATATAAATACTCCTATGTGTATTCCTTGGGGAATAGTATTGGAGTATTGGGAGTATGAGATAGATGACACTGATAATAGCTAGTTTTATTTCTGTATTTGTTAAGGCATTTCAACAACGTAATGTTGCCTTTAATAATTATATTTCTGTACCACTATTTAGTTTTGGTATGGCTTTTACCGAAGTATATATTATTATAAATATAGTTAATCTTGGAGCAAGTTGGAATGTAGTATGGAGGTTAGCAGTAGGTGC